AACCGAAATCTCTTGCTGGCCCACAGGCTCTTCCTTGATTGTCTTGAAGCCTTTTAGCATTGCCTCAGCATTTGCACTAATATTGCGAGTAACTGTACGGGCAGTATCGTTTGCGTTTTCACGATTAACTGTATTGAGCTTTTGGGCTTCTTTGTCGCTCATTTCGCTCTTGTCTGAGGTGATGGAATCCTTAGCCTTTTCAATATGTTTGGCCATAACAGTAGTTACACGGTTACTGGTAACCTTTTCATTTAAGAAGTGTGCTACATTTGCACTGGCTTCCATTCGAGCAACCTTACGGGCTTCGCCGACTTGTACGGCAGTGGCACCGTTAGTCCATGCAACTGCTGTTGACTCAATTGCTGTAACGTCACATTCTGACTTGCCTAGTTTGTACCAAGCACAATCAGTTTCGATCTTAATACCTTCGCTAACAAACGAAGTAGACAGTTTCTGATTACGAATTGGCTCGTCAGGATTGACTGACTTAGTTGTAGAACAGCCTGCCAAAACTGCTGTAATTGCTAATGCTGTAAGTGTCTTTTTCATTTTGCCAACTCCTGTGATTGTGATTTAACTGTGTCTACGCTTTTGTCCAAAATTCTTGCTAGGCCGGAAAATCCAACCGTTGCTAGAACAAGTCCAAAGACTGTACCAATAATAAACTGTTTCATAAAAACCTTCTGTGTGTGTTGAACATGTAACTATTGTATGGTAAAACCGCATCTATGTCAAGACTTTTTGACAAAAGATTTTGCCAAAAAAAAAGACTACCAAAGTAGTCTTTTTTTGGATTGGTTATGTATTAACCAGTAGCTAACTGACCAACTGTACGTCCAAATGATTCACCAAGTCCTTGTGGAGTGTCGGATCCGTCAATTTGCATTGCGTTGTCGTATTTGAGTGTTAATGTAATATCCACTGGATCACTACTAGCATAATCAGTATTTGAATAAACTGTATTTTGGACGTAGCACCCATACATTACAAATGTTTCTAGCACACCGGCTCCAGCGTTACCGCCATTTCCACCATCTAACAACTCAATTCTGGCTGTAAACTTATAATCGATTCCGCTTGCCGCAGAGCTTTGTTCAAAGAAGTCAAACTGTTTCTGGATTTGTGAACCAACTAATTTGGATACGTTACCTTGTACGTCATCACGTACTACTAAAGTAACATCTGCCCAAGTGTATCGGCCAGCATAGTTAATTTTGCTGTTGTACACGTTTAGTTCAATGTTATCAAAACTTACACCAGGGCGAGTAACGTTCATTACTTGCTTGGTTAATTCTGTGCTGGCATAACCAGCTCCAAAGTTTTCTAACGTCACCCTAAAGCGATATTTTAACTTAGGCATTAACAGACCTTGTGCGGTGCTACTTTGACCACCTGCAGGCAAAGGTACTGTAAAATTCTTTAAACTTGATAATGATGCCATCCTGGGCTCCTTGTTCTCTTATATTTACTCAATTATTTACCGGCAGCAATGTCACCAGTATTCTTCAAACGTAATGGAATGTAGATAAATTCTACGGCCTTAACTGGCTCAATAGCAATATCTAGATATAGTTCGTTACGATCAATTCTACTTGGAGTATTGTTAGACTCGTCACATACAACAATAAAGTCGTACAATGCACGTTGTCCTACCAATTCTAACATTAGACTTTCTGCTGTTTGTTTAATTTCGTTACGTGTAATTCTATCATTAGGTTCAAACAAGAATGGGCGAGCCAGTAAATCTAATTGTCTACGTAAGTAAGCAACTAAACGTGATACGTTAACTCTGTCTAGTGAACTAGCATTCTTTGCTCTTGTCTTTTGACCAAATACAACTAGGCCAGCGCCTGGTAAAGTTGCAATTGGATTAATTTTTACATCTTGTAATACATTTCTTAAACTTTCAGGAATTGGTGATTGTTGGAATTCTCCATCCTTCAAATAACCAACTGCTGTTGCATTGTCAACACCTCCACGACGTGTACCGGCTGGTGCAAACCATGGATAGCTCTTTTGATCGCTACTAGCAATAGTTCTTAGAATCATGTGACTTGCAGGAACAACAATGATGTTACCAGTATTGTCGTTTGTATATCCGCTTGGATAATACATAGCCAAATATTCGTCGTATGTTACAGAACCAGTGTCCCCGTTATCTAATGCTGTAGTACTTGAACCCCAAGCACGTAAATCAGATCCGTTGGCTGCTAGTCGGTATGGCGTATCTCCAATAACAAATCCTGTTAAGCCTCTTGACACGTTAAGCGCAACCATATTTGCAATAGCTTCTGGGTATCCAGGAGTTGCTAATAAGTTTACTACCATTGTATCAGTATCTCTAATATTTTGATTTGTATCAATTAATGCTTTGAATGCCTTCACTACTAGACCACGCTGTGCATGACGGCCAAATAGGCCAGCGCCATCTTCGCGGTTGCCTGTAGCATTAACCCAACGTGCTGTACTATATTTTACTTGGGCAGTAGAACCATCCATAATTTCGTCATTATAACGAAGGTTTTTACCTTCGTTAGCAGTAATATCAATTGCGTTGTGCAAGTACTTTTTAACGTTGTTGCCACTACGACGAGTGTTCCACAGGTGCATACCTTGTGGATATAGTACAGGATCTGGACAATCTGGATCTACGTAATCACTGTCTAGTAATTGTAGTATACTGTCTGAGTCAATATCTACGCCAGCACTGCTCCAGCGGGCATCAGCAAACAACCAACCGCTAGGTGTTGTGTTATCTGTTACATCTTGCTTAACCCATTTAATTAAAGTTGTACTCCATACATATATGTCCTGACCATACATTTCTGGATCAGAACTGTCAATCCATATGTCGCCATCTACTAATGGAGTTCCGTCACTTTGACCATCATCTTTATTAGGAGCAGTTGCTCTAACAATTGGACCATTAGGACTACTTGCTGGGAAAGCATTCTGATAACCAACCCAAGTAGTACCATTGTGATACATAATATCAACTTCGTCGTGAACAGCACTATACCATAATTGTCCGTCTGCCGGTGCGCTTGTAGGAACACGTTTGGATGCAACTACTGTAGAAGTTAATAAATCTACAGGTTTCCAATTACTTGCTTTTAATGTATATGGAGTTACATAGGTGCCTGTAGGATACAAGTTCGATGCATAAGTGTCTGTTCCTGAATCATAGAAACCTACATTATATAACGGCAAACTTCCGCCGTCGATCATATAAAACTCACCACCTAGTTTATGTGTCATTTTTAACACACCAGATGCAGAGTCATAACTTGCAGACACATTAGTTAATCCGGCCGCACTTACTGCTGCCGCAAAGCCTGCAACACTACTTGTTGAAATAGTAACAGTTCTTGGTGTAGATAAGTTACTGCTATTTGCTGTAGTTTCTGCAACTTGGAATGTTGCGCCCGGAGTGAATGTAAAGCCTGAAGCTACTGTTACTGCAATTGTAGTAGGACTAGAATTGCTTCTTCTGTATAATTTAAAATCAGCTAGTACTGGGGCTGTAGTACCACCCGCACCTTCGTTATAGTTACTTTGAACAAAGAATGTTCCTGCTGGAATGTTTGTTCCACCGCTACTATCTAATGATGCAATTGCTCGCTGTGAAGTTGGGTACACAGGCGCAGATATGGATTGCCATACTTTGGTTGTAGCATTATAATACTTGACTGTCCAACTAGCACCTAGGTTAGGGGAAGTTGTTTTAAGATATACACTTCCTGTTGCCGCACCAGATGTTCCGTATTGAGGAAATTGGGTATGCGGAGCAATGGTTAACCTAACAGGACCATATGTTCCAGCTGTGAATCCTAATGTTGCAAGGGTGCCGCTGGTTCGGTTAGCTAATACAATTTTACCATCTGGCGGAGCGCCTAAATCTGATTGTGCTGTAGCATCGGCATATAGATATAGATATGTTCCGTCAGTTTTTGCACCAATACCTAGCTGAGGCATTTGTGAGTTGATTGATGTAGCGATACCGTTAGCAGATACATCAGTTAATGTAATTTCACTACCATTAATAGTAAACTTGTCGCCAGGGTTAACATTGCCAATAAGGCCTCTAACTACAGGCCAGCTAGACTGCCAAGAATTGCTAGTAAATGAAGCGCCAACGACTGGTGCACCAAAGTTGGTCTCGACGTTGCTACCAACCTTAACCCAAAGATTATCGGCATTTTTATAATAGATAGAATCTTCATTCATACTAGTTACAACAACTGCATAATCACCAATACTACCAAAACTTGATACAGGAACACCTACTAAATCGGCGTCAGTGGCTATGTTGTCGTCATCAATTATCAACGGAACTTTATTAACAAAAGTTTTAGTTGCTAAATTCCATTGTTCAATGCCAAAACGTGAACTTGTAGTATCGATCCAATAGGTACCTGCTGCCGGCTCGCCACGTGGCTCAGAAGATGTTTGCACAATTTGTGCAAGGTCAACGTTAGCACGGACAATGTAAGCACGACTGCTAATACCTAATAAACTATATGCGGCCTGTAAGCCGTATTCGTTTAGTTCTCCGCCGTGTATTGGATTACTGTTTGTATCTGTATAGAATAAAGGAGTACCAAATGTGTCAGTTAGATCACGTTGGCTAGTAATAGTCCATACTTTTCCATTATTACTTTCTAGAGTACCGGGAGCAACCGCCGTACCTGAAGGGTTATTTTTGTTAGCTTTTGTAGCCACGAATATGAGTGGTACAGTACCTGGGATTGCGGTAGTATAAAAACTCTCGTCAATTACTTGTACTTGTACGCCTGCTGAAGTCAATCCTGCCATTTGTTAATCTCCTTAATGGATTATCATTTTATATATTTAGCGGTTAGATGATTTTTTACCGGATTAAATACTAGGTAAAGGGCAGTAAAAAGGGCGCAATATGAGAGATATCTGCAACAAATGTCAAAAGAGACCAGTTGCTATTAACTATTACAAAGAAGGAAGACCTTTCTATAGATCAACCTGTGACCATTGTTCTAGAAATAGAAACGACGGGACTCCGTTATGGAAACGTGCAGGCTATAAGAAAAAAACTACGTGTGATAGATGCGGGTTCACTTCGAAGTATCAGGAGCAATTTGATGTTTATTTTATTGATGGTAATATGACCAATTGCAGATACACTAACTTAAAAACAGTATGCGCCAACTGTCAACGTATCTTGTATAAATTAAGCATCGGGTGGAAGCAAGGCGATCTTACACCTGACTTTTAATAGCACTAAACAACTCGTCAATTGTTCCATTATTAGAAATGGTAATGTCGATGTCGCCACCAACCCATGCAGTTTCGCTAGCATGTATTCCTAATTTTTCTAACTTGCTTTTTCCTAACGCCCAACCTAAGTATTTGTCGCCTTTAT